AGAATTCGTCTTGATTGAAACAGAAATCATATATTACCCCCAGCGGCGTTAAATTTAGGATTGGTCGACATTTGATTGTTATTCGCTTGAGCTTCCATTGCCGCCTTTTCGTGGTCAGTAACCATACGGGCAGTCTTACTATCGCCAAGCGAAACCCAAGAGCCCGACGGTTCTTTAATTTGCGGTTGATCGCGTACATCATTCTTTGCGAGCGCTTTTTGTGCCTGTGCTTCTTTCTTCCTGGACGTTCGCTCGAAATCTTCAAAAAAGCCGTGTTTTACAATATCTTCGCAAAGCGATTTTTCAACATCCATACTGGTCGCCTGTTGCGTATAGCACTTACAGCCGTGGGAACTCTGGACGCATCCAGCAGGCACGGGAACCTCTACGGGCTTAGTCAGTTCATCGTAACGGGGAGCGGTTTGCGGCAATCCTTGTATGCGTGGCGTCTCTTCAAATACAAATTGCTTCGCGTCCTCGATTGCATTTCTATAGCTGACTTTCCCTTTCTCGTTAGACGCTTGCAAAATAGGCTTAGAAATCGAAGTGTCCTCATTGTTTGCGCCGTTAATATGTTTCTGCTTGTCTGAAAAGTATTTCAAGTAAAAGACCGACGCAATCAACAGCAACGGAATCAAAATAAACAAATAAACCCGCACAGGAATATTACGTTTAACAGTGTGGACTTCGGCGCTCTTATAAAACTCAAACGATTCTTTGGGATATTTCCAAAGATGTTTAATGGAATCGGCACGGCCAGACGGTTTATCGCAATTCTCACGTACAGAACCCCACTCGTGTAACGTCGCCCGTTCAGTGCCAAACGATCTCACGACGTGAATATGCTTACCAACAAGCCGACGGATAGACGAGTCAGCTAACAAAGGATGTTGCGTGATAAGTACAATATCAAGCCCTTGGTGTCGATGGGTTTCAAGCTTAGCTACGTAATCCGGCGGCTCTTTTCCAACGGACCGAGGCCTAAACACCGTCTGACATTCATCAATCACAATGATCGAGTTAGCAGGACACTCAAACCATTTTGTAGGGTCAATTTCTGTCCAAGGCAATTTAAGATCTTTGATGCCAGCATAAAAAACAGGGCGATTGTCTTTCTCAGCCCACTGCTTCACAAAGGACAATGCGTAAAGGGTTTTCCCGTTACCTGGCAAACCTGTAATTAAATTAATCATCTTTTTCTCAACAATTGAGTACGTAAAAGCTTTTCAATAACGGCCGATTTAGTGCGGTCTTTGAACTTCAGAAAATCATCAAATTGTTCAGCTAAATCACGCGGCAACTGAACTACTAAATTTACAAGATCATGCCGCTCTCGATAAGCTTTCTGCTTATCTGAATCACTGTCGTAAACCTTTTTTCTACCCATAAATCACCATTATTTCGTAACATTTAACGATTAACGCAAACGTTGAATATTAAGAAGATTTACCAATCTTCAATTTAGTAACAGAGCCCGAAATACCTTTAATGGTCAATGAAGTTGCGAACGCAGAAACAATCAAAGAAAGCGCCTTATCTAACCAAAGCCATTGCACGAACATACCTGCATCACCATCGAGAGACGCAAAGTTAGACTTCATCATCACAACAAGAGCATCAGTGGCGACATTGACGCCCTTGTAAGTAACGAACGTCATTCCCAAAGCGAGCAACGCCCGCCCGACGAGTGACGCCATGACAGAGCTAAAACCTCCTAGCAGAGCGGCTATAAAGAATTGCATATCAAACCCTTATCAAGTATTTAAAATCACGCCTGACACCATGCGATACGACGCAATCGACGCTATGAGCATGATGCAGAACCGGAGAATAATGAGGTAATCACAGAGCTTTGAAACCGGAAGCGTAACGGTCTGCCCCATTAATACAAATGATTTATCCTGAAAGCATTGACCACCACCGCCCCACCCTCCTGTATCGAATTGGTCACCAGAAATATCAACGGTTGAAGCGTTGTCAATAGTGGGAAGTTCTGATGCTTTCGGGTCCTGACCAGCTAGAATCTGTTTCCCTAAAATCACAAGAGAATTATTGTCGTCGTGGTCTTCACAATCGCGTTGCTGTTGCGTCTTTAAAATCTGGCATGTAATAGCGTCGCCAGTACAAGCAGTTTGAGAACATCCACCGCTAACAGTTGAGTTATTACAGATGTTTAAAGTTGGGTGTTTATCGCACACGTCTTTACACAATTCGGGAGAAGACGCGCACAAATTGTCAGGAGTTCCAGACGGAGAGCCCGATGGTGCGCCAGATGGGGAACCAGAAGGACTGGACGAACTACCAGGAGAACTCGAACTAGATGTGGTTGTCGTCGTGGTGCTGACAGGGTTCGAACTACTGCTAGGACTAGAACTAGTCGTAGGGTTCGAGCTCGTAGTAGGCGCCGAACTAGTCGAAGGACTAGAGCTAGAACTAGAAGAAGAACTAGACGAAGGGCTAGAGCTAGATGAAGAACTACTAGTCGTCGTTGTTGTTGAAGACGAACTAGTGCCCCAGCCTGGGGGCTGTTGATTAAATGTACAACCACCATTACCGTCTGAAGATGTACCTGCAGGGCACGAAGGGGGTGCGGGCGTGCTAGAGCTACTCGTAGAAGAACTACTAGTCGAAGTGCTAGAGCTGCTCGTAGAAGAACTGCTAGACGACGTGCTAGAGCTCGAACTCGAACTAGATGAGCTAGGGTTAGCGCTGGAACTAGACGAGGAAGTGGACGACGGAGTAGAGCTGGACGTTCCTGGAGTACTTGAGCTGGAACCATCAGCACCACCGCTAGGCGTCGGTGACGAACTGGACGAAGAGGAAGAACCTGGAGCGGGAGTCGATTCACATTGCCCGTTTTGTGCGTTTAATATTTGTCCAGTAGGGCAAATAGTAGGCCGACATTGATTAGCCCCCGCAGAATATGTGGTTCCAACACCGCAAGTCGGAGGAGTCACGCATTGGTCACTATTAGAAGGAAAGTGGATTTGACCACCGCTGCACGTCTGTTGACATTGATACGAACTAACAGGTGAATAACCAGACTGACAAACCCCCGCAGAACGAACGTAGCCCCATGCTGCTTGCCAAGGATTACCGCCGCCGCAGCTAATTTGTGTAACGTCATTAGTAGCACTATATGAAGCACCGCCAAGCGTACCACTATGAGAAGCACAGTCCGCACCCGGATCATTATTTAAAACATTGCCATTGCCGTAACCGGACACCCAAACGCCACCAGTCATGCCCATTGAAAATGAACTCTGTGAGATCAATCCGAAAATAACAACCACAAGCCACCGAGAAAACCAACTAAAACGATTAATCCCATTTTTCATACTCCCCCCTACGTTAACCAAAAAAAGGGCGTCGCCGCCCTCTTTTGCCTTACCAGACAACACAACAAATTACATTGCGCGGCGAACCCATTTAAATACTTTGATACCGACATAAACACCAGTTACCGCAGCACCAACAACCGCAACGGCTGACGTTGCATCACTAACACCTTGCGTAACCGAAGACACGTCAATTGCAGCATGAGCAGAACCAACTAAGCCCAAAAGACCTGCACCAGCAACAGCGCCGAAACGCTTGAGATTTTTAATCAATTTCATTTGAATTCCCCGAATTAATAACTTTCGCTACTTGCCTATAACCCCAAGCTATCGACCATAAAACCGCCACTGACGTTCCTATAGTAAGAGCTTGGTCAGGTGTAAGATCGGTGAGCGAATTACCGATCTCATCCCCACTTTGAATCACATACGCACACTGATTCAAATTCGTTTGAGAATCAGGACGAAACGTTAATGTTCCGTCTAGGTTCTGCGTAACCTGAACGCACTGAGCCATTTTTAGGACTCGCGCCAGACTTTATTAATTTTGAAACCGTCGCCAACCACAAAACGCGCAGTGTCGAAAGCTTCCTCGTAATGATCGAAAACACCAGCAAAATGCAGACAGGGTGTAAAACTCACATCACCATCTTGTGGAAACAAAAACATATAGCTTTCAAGTTCTTGCACCACAAAACCCACGCGTCCGGCCGACATGATTACGCCGCCTTAGGTTCTGGCTTGATCGGATTGAGCGCAACAACAATGGTTTTCATAACGCGGCCAGATGTGATTGCCTCAGTCTCCATTTCAGCCAAAAAAGGGAACGGCAAATGCTTGTATTTATCAAACGTCGCAGCATCACCGAAGTTGTATTCTGCAATCGCAAAGCCTTTTGCATTGCCCTTCGAGTCATCAAGTCGAGTTTGTACAAAAACTTTCGTACTGTCATAAGCTTGACCATTCTCAAGCGTTCCCTTGCTGGCTTTCATGCCAGTAACCGTTACTTTTGCCATTTTTTAGACCACCCAATAATGCGCCGCTTTAATGTGCGTTTTCTCTGACTGGCGCGATAAGTCGAGAGCACTGAAATAGTCGTTCTCGATATCGAGAACTTTTTCAACAAAATTTTCATGGATATATTCGGAAGCCTTTCCCATACCAGACATAACCGCTTGTAGCCGTTTAGGTACTGCATCGAGATCGTCAGAACATGATTGAGTCAACCAATCGCCGTCACCGTAGAGCTTGCGAAAAAATGATTGATATTTGCCAAACTGATGTTTGAAAATGCGAACCGCCGCATCAACGGTAATGTGAGCAGTTTTTTCTTTTAGTTCTAAACGCTTAGCGTGTTCTTGATCGAAGAACGCAGAAAAACAAGGATACGCCCCAGCAAAATACGCGGACGGTTCAAGCAAAAGATCAAGGGGAATTATGCGATCACAACTTTTAAATTCGACCTCAGCGCGACACCATGAGGAGTCAAGCGACCCGAGTTGTTTACCTTTTTCATAGAAGCGGCAGAACTTGCCAGCCTTGCGCGTTCCGAAAGTAATCGTTCTACCTGCTCCGGTCGGACAGTCCCAATTACCAACACGTTCAATATTAACGAGTCGACCGCCGTCAGCGCTATTGAATCCGCGTGACTTCCATTGTTCAGCCGCCCAATCCACGGAGATATAACGCCCCTCCAAATCATCATGGGCAAGATCAACCCGAGTGATAAGAGGACGCACAGCAATTTTAAAAAGAAAATCATATAGACGCTTCTCCCATCCGGCCGCCGAATTTTGGCAACCTGTACCGTTCAACGTAACTAGCATAGTTTCACGCTGGCCACCGAAGCAAACGAACCCGAAATTCTCGCCAAGAACCCAAGTTTCCTTGTAATGATTCATACCGAATTCACGTTTAGCAGTGACACCAAACCCTACTAACTTTTCTAACTGGCGACTTGCTTCAATAATGTAATGATCGGAATCGATCATCGTGAGACCTCGTGTTTTGTTCCAAGTACTCTCGTGAACAGTGAAATTTAACCAATCAATAATCGCAAGTCTCTTATGCGCTGGCTTTTTTGCAAGGGTCGTAAGGATGCGCCGACCACTTAAAACCGGTTCCTCGACCGACTCGGCTAAGTTTTCCCCCATGTTATTAAGGGGGGAGGAAATCGGGTTACCTGCCAGGTCTACTGTACTGAAACCCCCTACGCCGTCGGCGTCGCTGTGCGCCAAGGCGCACGCGCTGCCGCCGAAGGCTTCGGGCTTAGAAGAATTGATAGGAGCTTTTTTACTCATGGTCGCCCCCGCACAAAAACACAGCGGGAAAATCGACATCAGGAGACTTAACGCCTTTTACTTCGCCCTTCGCAGCCTTCCAAAAATTTGGCAGACCTCGACCAGCACAAAACGCCTTGGAAGCAAAAGAGTAATCAGTAATCTCAGGGAAAAATTCACGATGATTAATTTGTAAAATCTCATCGTAAATAGCGATAGTCTTATGGCTCATCATGAGCATAAGAGCGCGCCATCCTAGATACCGACCTAAAAACAGATAGCCAATCGCACCTTTGAGAGCCAACCCGGTACCAGAAAAACGAACAATAGCGCGATCAACAAGATCGATCATTTCGCTATCTGAAAGCGAATTACACAAGGCTTTCTGATAACTACGGTTAAATTTTTCTTTACTTTGCGTCATGGTTTACCAAGAATGAGACAAAAATTAACAAACGTACTGGGGTTTACAAAAACAGCCGTGTTACAGTTCACCTAAGTTCACAGGCGTAAAGTTCACGTGAGTGAACAATAGTTCACACGTGTAATCCATGTCAAGAGGTAAGAAATGAAAAGCGTTGAATACTTAGAAAAATTGCAATACGAAAAACGAATGAATGACACGCAAATTGCGATATTTTTGAACATTAGCAAAGCAGCGATAAGCCAGTACAAATCAGGTAATCGCGTGATGAATGAGGAAACTTGTCTAGCTATTGCATTCGCCTTGAACATAGAGCCAATGCAAATACTCGCGGCCGCGGGGATGGAAAGAGCGCAATTAAGCGGTCAAAAATCGCTATGGGAAGTTTTTATGATGAGGACACAGACGGCTAAAACAGCGGGTGTAACTGCTGCCCTCGGTTTGGTACTTGTCACAAATTTATTGACACCAACACCCGCTAAAGCCGCGCCAGTATTAGATACTGAGAGTACAGGACTTTATATTATGTAA